ATTGGGGGGTGGTACACGAAAACCTGAACCAATGGGCCGACTTGCACGTGCATTGCGCTGGGGTGGAGGCATTGCAGGAGGGTTCGTCCATCCCGCTCTCGCCGCACCTGGTAGCGCGCTTGGTGGCATGTTGTCTCGATGGCTCGGCGCCGGGGATTATACAGTCTCCAATAATAGCATTGTCAATGGCAGTGGAAATATTATTCCATCTATGCACGATAACTCTCTTTCGACTGTTATCCGTCATAAAGAATATCTCGGGGATGTAATTACTTCGGGATCGGCTAACACTTTTACCGTTGCCTCATACCCTATTAATCCCGGCATGATATCACGTTTCCGTGGTTATCCGTTATTGCCCAGCAGTATGAGGAGTATACCATTTTGGGTGCCGTATTCCATTTTAATTCCACATCCGCTGATGCCCTTAACAGTGCTAATACAGCACTGGGGTCTGTGATAATGTGCACTCAGTATCGTTCTACCGCTTCTACGTTTACCAATAAGTCTCAAATGCTTAACGAGTTCTTTGCTAATGATAGTAAACCTTCTGAATCCTTTTGCCACCCTGTCGAATGTGACCCCAAGGAGAACCCATACAACGTCCAGTACGTCCGAGGAGCCGCTGTACCTAGCGGGGAGGACAAGAAAACGTATGATTTGGGCACATTCAATATAGCGACAATGGGTTTCCAGGGAACCAGTGTTAACATAGGTGAACTTTGGGTGACTTATGAAGTTGAACTTAGGAAGCCTGTACTGACGAATACTTCCTTATTTTATGGGGAGTACGCGCATTATTATTGTGCTACTGCTACTAGTGCAGCACCTTTAGGAAGCGGCACTATAGTAAACAAGTATGATAATATCGGGCTTACAGTAATTGGATACCAAATATCCTTCCCGTTGGGCGCTGTAGGCACATATTTGATACATGTGTCGCACCCGCAATGCACGGCTGAGGTCTTACCTGTGACATCGTTGACAAATTGCACTGCAGCGACTCTCTGGACTGGAGGACTCACAAGTGCTGCCGTCAGTGTATATTCAGTGGGTGTTTCTGGTAGTGATTCTTTTGCGATCACTATCATTAACCCAAATGCCGCTGCGATATTTGGGTTCTCATCATGGACTATCACTGGCGCAACCACTGCGGATGTGCTCGTATCCAAGGTACCAACTAATTATGCTTAATATTGAGTGGGTAAAATAAAATATTTCTTTGGTTAATTAAAATATGTAAAAACACTAAAAATTATAAAAAGGCTTGTGCCACTAAAGACTATGGAGTAGCTACCCATAGGCGATCATAAAATAACAACTTACACCTTTAATGGTTGTACTCACCTTCTTCCGAAAACTTTTTATCACAATCATTAAAATTCTACTGGGGCGCGATTCCTAAAATCCCTAACGGGTGGGCAGGATAGCGTGGTGCTAGGACCACCCACGAC